TTCCTATCTTCTTTAAAGCATTTAATTCTTTTAAAGTATCACTTGTATAATCTATACTTTGTGATTTAAAGCATTCTTCATTTGCTTCTGCTTTTGCATAATCATAAGTGTTTTTAATCATTTTTGCTTTATCATCATCACTAGCATTTTTATAAGCATTTGAACTAATTAGATTGTTTAAATACTTATTAGCATTTTGTCCAAATGTTTTCTTGTATTTTGTGTACTCGTTAGCAGACATTCTATAAGTTTCATCTTTGTATTTAATATAAGAATATGGAACACTTGGTATTACTCCAGTTTCATTTGTCTTATTATAAATACTCTTTATTTCTTTATCTAAATCAGAAGTTATATTTTTAGTAGTTGAATAAGGTGCTAAGAAACTTTCGTAAGCTCTTTGAATAATATTATCTGCTTGTTCTTTTTCATTACCCCATACATCTGTTGCAACTTCTAATTGTTGTCTTAAACCTGGTAGTTTATACATAACACTTCTTAATGTTTGTTCTCCAAACTTATAAGAACTATTATTTGATGCTTTTGTACTTCTCTTTTTATCATCTATTGTTGAAGCAAATTGACTAAATAAAGTAGGGAAGAATTGACCTACATAGTTTTGTGCTACACTTTCTCCAATTCCTGCTAGTTTTTCTACTCCACTATTATATGAACTTAAAGCATTTGTTAAACCTTGCATAAATGACATTTCATTTAATGGATCAAGTGTTTTTGCTAATGTTTCAGATACCACATTCATATCCCATTCTTCTTTTTCTTCTAGTTGTTCATAAGCATTTGCACCTACAAGTAATGGCATAGCAACTGGTGATAACCACGAAATTGAATAAGATTTATCTCCTATTTTTAATGAATATTGATTATCTCCTAATTGAGTATCGTACTTATCATCTTTATCTTCTCCACCAGCACCATTTAAGATACCTGCTTTTGCAAGTGAATATCCTAAAATAGCAAGTGAAGTACCTGTTAAACCTTGTGATATATTATCTATTAATTGACTTGCTTCCATATTGCCTTTTTTAACTTGGTATATATCATAGCTTAAAGATTTAATTAAACCTATTGGAGAATAATTAACTCCTGCTTTTGCAACATTAATTGGTGTTTTCTTAAATGGTATTGTTGCTTCTATAAAGAACTTCCAAAACTTACTATTTTTTTCTAAATTATTAATTTGTGCTGCTAATTTACTATATTGTCTAAATGTTGCTATCTCAGCTTGTTCTTTTGCATAGTTTTTAGCCTTTTCTACGACTTCTGGGCGACTTTCTATATCTTCTTGGGTATTTATACCATTTGCAGTTAAATACTCCTCTAAATTGCTTATAAATGCCCTTTTACTAAAGAACCAGTCCTCAGCTTCTAAAGCATTACTATTAAAATTACTAATTTTTTCTAAAGTATCACTCTTAAATGTTCTTTTCTTTGATTCTAAAGAACTCTTTTCGTTGTATTTATTTTCTCCTGTTATGATACCTTTCATTTCATTTGCTGTTGTTTCTGCATAGTTTTTAATAAAGTTAGATGCTTTTTTCCAAGTTTTAGTTCTATTTTTAATAGGTAAAACTGATTCTAATGTTCTTGCCATAGCATTTTTGACTTTTATTGTACCATTCATAGCAACATTTGATACAATATTTCTTATATGAGTTTTTGGATTTCCTAACATAGCTAAGTATCTCCAAGCATTTATCTTTTCTCCTGTTGTTGTTTTCATTTGATTTGCTATTTCTTGCTTAAAGTTTTCTACTCTATTGTTTAAATCTTCTTGATCGTATGTTCCATCACTCTTATAAGCATTTAATACCATTTCTACCATTTCAGGTGTTATTTCTACATTTTCAAATGATTTTTCTCCACGAGATTTTGCTCTTTGAATCATCTTTGTATACATAGATAATTGTCCTTCTGGTGTTAATCTCTTAATTATTGATAATGCTTGTGTAGCTTGTCCTAAATCAGTTCCTAAAATAGCAATATCCATTATTAAATCTTGTGCTGTTTTAGTATCTCCATTTCTTACTGCTTCTTGTAACACTCTTTCTGCTAGTGCTACATCACTTGCTTTAGGTAGTTTATCACTTCTTAATAATGATTTTACATCTTCTAATGATTTTTCATAACCATAAGTATTTAGATGATTATTTGCAGTATCTACTGATTTTTGATTAGATTCTACTACATAATTTAATTTATTAGCATCTAAATCTTTAATTAATACTTTATCTTTTAAGACATCACTTTCAGTTGCTGTTTTTGCCCAACCTCTTTGATTTCCACTAATACCATTCATAAAGTCTGCTATTTCATTTGCATTTACTTTTAAGACATTATCTTCTCTAGCCATAGGTAGTATTGTTTGTTTCTTTGGTGTACTAGGTAGATTTATTTCTTTCTTAGGTAGTTTTATATCTTTTAATTTAGTTTTAGTTCCTTCTGGTGCAATATGTTTATTTACAAAATTTTCCCATTCTGGACTATTTTTGCTAAACTTTAAATTATCAAACTTGTTAATTATTCTTTGTCTATCACCATCTACATTTGGATCGTATTCTATAAAGTCTATTCCTTTATCTCTAATTGCTTGTCTAGTAGATTCTTTGGCAGTGTTTGGTATTACTATTGCTTGTACTTCATCTAATCCTACTGCTCTTTGTGGTTTTGCTTCAAAATATTTAGCAGGAAGATTACTCAAATCATTTGCAACTTCTTTAAATTCTTGTATTTGTTTATCACTTAAATTATTAAAATTATTATTTTTTAATGCTTTTTCTGCATCTACACCTCTAGCAGTTTGTCCTAATGCCTTATAATAATCACTATAAACCTCAAATACATCCTCACCATTTGATATTCTAGTATCACCTATATCTATTCTTACATCTTCATCTATTTGTTCAAATGCTTCATGTCTTGCTTTATAAGTTTCTGCATCTACTAAATTTTCACTTGCCAATTTAATTTGTTCTATTGACATATATCTTTTTGCAGAATCACCTTTTGCTTGACCTATTCCATAAGTATTAAACATTCCTTTTTGTTGTGCTTTTGTATTACCTTTTTTCATATATGAAGTTAAATTTTCTAATGTGTAGTCTTTTTTTGTTCCTCTATCATTTTCAAAATATTTTTCTCCATATACATCTATAAATTTGTTTCTTAACCAATTTTCATATTCTTCTTGATGTTGTTCAACTGCTTTACTAATATTATCTCTTGTAGCATAAGAATCAAATTCTTTTTGCCCATTTAATCTTTGATAACCTTTTATATCATTGTAAAAATCTATTACATCTTGTAAGTACCATTTATCTTTAAATAGCACTTCTAATTGTTTTCGTGATATTCTTGGATCACTTTCTGCCATCATATCTAATGCAATTTCTTTAATTTTAGGTGCTAATTCCGTTATTTCATTTGTGTTACCAACAGAATATGGATTAAATGATGCTAAATCAGGATGTTCTTTTATAAATTTGTCAATTACTTCTTCTGTGAATCCATATCGAGATTTATAATTTCTATATACTTTTTCATATTGATAGTTATTATCATCTAAAAATTTGGCTTTTGTTGCATCTGAATATTGTAAATCATTTACTATTGAATCTAATGAAGATTTAGTAAAGTCATGTTTATTAAATGTTCCATATTCACTTTCATAAGGTCTAAATTCTGCTAACTTTTCATTTAATAATTTTTTGTCCACTTTTTGATATATTTCAGGGACAGTTTTAGAATATATATCTCTTGAATATACTTCGTTTAATTTATTTTTAGGATTTATTGTATCTTTTGAAAAAATCAAAAACACACCATTTTTTCCACCAAATTCGTCCAAAACATCAGAAGAATTTGCATCAGTTATACCTAAACTAGGAACAGGTATTCCATCTAAATCTAATAAACTTAATAATTTATCTTCGGACAAACTATGTAATGCCATTAAAGTACCACTTGTTCCAGTATCTTTAAAGTTCTTATCTAAGAACTCATTCCATTCCTTAGATTCTTTTGAATATTTAGTTTCGTTTCCTGGTATTGCATCTTCTTTCATAGTGTAAGTATTATCACTATTTTTTACTGCATATCCTTTTCTTACTAAACTTTCCCATAATCCTTTTCCTTCTTCTGTGTGGTTTTTAGTTCCTACTATATTATATTCAGGTAGGCTTCTTAATGGTTTACCAGTTTCTTTTAAACTTTGTTGGTTTAAATCTAATGCTATTTTTGTGCCTTCTCCTTTTCCTTTGATAGAATCACTTAACATAGCATTATTCCATACATAACCATTTTTTGTTACTGATACTTGAACATTATCTCCTCTACCACCATTTTTTATACCAAATTCATATACTTTGTTATAATCATAGCTTCTATCAGTTTTAGATAGTCCTTTTTGATATGTTCCTAATTCAAATTCTTTTTTATTATCTAGTATTGAATATGGTTCTGACACTTTATACTTAGTACTTGCTACTTTATTATTTTGATATTCTTGTCTATAAGCATTTTCAAAGTTATTTTTTATGTTTTGCCAGTATAGTTTTTCACTTCTTACTTTGCCTTTATTTACTATTGAATTTAATTTACTTACTACCCAGTTATAAATTGATTTTGCTATACTAGGTTTACTATTTACTAATTGATTAATAAATTCTTGATTTCCTAGTTTTCTTCCTAAGACATCTGCTACTACTTCTTCATCTATTAATGAGTTAAATTCAGCACTATTTACATCATACATATCTTTATATGTTTCAATTAAGTTTTGTCTTGCTTCGTTGTATCCGTCTAATTGACTTACATAATCTAGTATTTCAGTTGGATTTAACGTTGTATTAGCAGAAGATAGTATATCGTGTGTTAATTCGTGCATAGCAACTTCTTCTACTATTGTATCTAATGAAGCATTTGGATTAAATATTACTTGTCTATTTCCATTTGCATCTTTAGTCCATAAAGCATTTACACTATTATCGTTGAATTTAGTTGAATCCCATCTTGCTTCTATTCCCCTATTTTCCATTAATTGTTGTACTAATGTTTGAGTTTCTGGTTTAATATCGTACTTAGAAGCACTTTCTTGTAGTGTCATACCTTCTGTACTTGCCATAGGTAGTTTAAATTGATTTAATTCTTGTTCTAGTCCACTTATTCTAGTTGCAAGTTCTTGTTTTAATTTATTATCTGTTGTTTGTTTTTGTTGTTCTTTTAATTCTTCTATGTTTTTTGTTAAACTTTGTTCTGTTCTATTTTCATTTGTTAATTTATTTGAAATATTTTCATAATCTATTTCAGTATCATTTTTTAGTGCTTTATTATATTCTTTATAATATGTTTTCTTTAATTGTTTTAATTGTTCGTTAGTTAATTTTTCATTACCATCTTTTTGCAATGTATCAACTATTTTTTCAAATTCACTATTTAATGCACTATTTTGTCTAATAGTTCCAGGTGTATTTGTTATACCTGCTGATAAAGCACCTAATAAACCAGCATAAAAGTTTTGTTTATCAAAGAACTTTGAACTTTCCCAAGCTTCTGCCAAATCTTTTTTATCTAATATGTATGCTTTTACTTTAGGATCTAGCCATTCTTGTATGTATTCTTCTCCAAATTCTGACATCATATCAGAAATGGCAGAATTAATAGCAGGATTTACAATTAATTTAGAAGTTATTTTATCTCCTATTAATTTACTTACTGGTGATTTACCTAATAAAGCAGTAGTACCACCTAATACCTTTCCTACTCCTAATTCTAATGTTGCATTAATAACACCATAATTACTTGCACTTGATTCATCATATCCTTCAAGTAATGCTTGATTTCTTGCATTTTGATAAGTATTACCAAAAAATAAAGCAGAACCTAAAGCAGGATTTATAGCACTTGCAGCAATTCCTGGTAGCATATTACCTACACTTTGAGATATATCTGCATATCCTTTGTATAACCAATTTGCATTTTCAGTAGCTTTTTGAGTTTTTAAATCATTTAATGTAGGTAGCATAATTCTACTATTATTATCTTGTTTAAATGTACCATTTGTTTTTATGTTATCTAAACCAGAAATTAAAGGAGAAAATACTTTATCTAAACCACTTACACCTTTTTCGTTTAATTCTGCTACATCTCTTGCATATCTTAATGTAGGATTTAATTTATTTATTCTATATTGATAATCTTTATATTCTTGTGTATTCCCTATTGTTTCATTAAATCTTTTTTTCTCATTTTGTAATTCTTGTTCATTTCTTTTTGCAATATCTACTATATTTGTAGGAAGTTTTGAATCTTGTTCCCAAGCCTTTTTGTTAATATTTTTACTTGCTAAAGAAGATAATGTAGGAGTTAATTCTTCAGTATTTGAATATGCAATATTATTTCTATCTGCAATTCTTTTTAAATTTGCTGCATAATCTCTAGTTATTGCTCTTGAATTTTTTAATTGAGTATCTAAAGATTCAAAACTTCTACCATTACTTTGCCCATAATTAATAGCATCTTGAACATTATTAAGTTCTGTATTTGCTAATTGAGTTCTTTTTCTTATTTCTTCTAATATATCTTCATATTTAGCCATAAATACCTCCTATAATCCATAAGATTTTAATATTTTTTCTCTATCAGTATATTTTAAATATCCTTTATTTTCTCCATCACTAATTACTTTTGCTAATTGTTCTGCTGTTATAGCACCTGGATTCACATTTTTTGTAAACCAATTTATAGCATTTTGTGATGATAAATTTGGTGTATAAGTTGATTTATATTTTTGAGAAGAATTGTTTGTATTACTATCTTTATATTGAGTTGCATTTACTTTATTGTTTTTTTTTCCATATTGTACCCAACTTTTAGTTCCTTCGTCCCAATATAATAATTCTCCTTGTGGATTTTGATATACTTCTACTTGTTTTCCGTTAGAATCTGTTTGAGATAAATTAGTTGTGTACCAACCATCTCCATTATCTTTTACTATTTGATAACCATTTCCACTTCCACCAGTTAATGATACAGCACCACTTCCACCTGATCTAGATGCTGCAATTTTAGATTTAGATAAGTTATATTCTTTTTGCCATTGTTCATCAGCAATTCTATCTCTTTCTTTTTGGTATGCCATATTTTCATTATATTGTCTTTGTTTTTCAGCCATTTCAGTTTCCCATTGTCTAATTGCTTCTTGTCTAGCTTTTTCATTTTGAATGTTTTGATATTCAGTTTGGTATCTATTATAGTAGTCAGTATCTATATTTCTACCAACATTAAATTGATTTTGCATTGTATCTGCTTTTTTATTGTAATAACTTTCAGAGTATGATAATTGCATTTTTAATTTTTCTAAAGCATTTTGAGCTTTTGCTACATCATTGTTTAGTCTTGCTTGATTAATATCATTATCATATTGAGTTATAGCATCTTGCATTACTTTATTTGCAGTTGCAACTCTATTTTGATAAGCATTATAACCACCTAAAGCAGCAGTTTCACTTACTCCTGAATTTGCTAATCCTTGACTTGCTAATCTTTCTGCTTGATTTCCATAAGGGTTTATAAAGGCATTATAATCGTTTCTAGCCTTGTTTTGTTCTGTACGAGCATTTTCCCTAGCAATTTGTTTTTGTTGCTCTATAAGGTTAGTATTGAACTCTAATTGCTTATCTAAAGCATTATTTTGAGTTGTTTCATATTGATTAGCATAATTTTGTTGTTGTTGATACAAATTTCCAATATCATTTAATATATTATTATATAAAGCATCACTTTTTTGTAATTGTGCTTGTTTTTGTGCTTCTATATTTGTTAATCTTTCATCCATTTATTTTCCTCCTATCTTTTTATGTATCCTGCTATAAATCCTTGTAAAGTACATGAATATACTCCAAAAGGTTTATTTGAACTAATCTTTATTTGAATATTTCTAAATTTTTTATCTTTTATTCTATATGTTATATAACCATTTATATCGTTAAATACATTTTTTTCTTTTAACACACCATCTACTATTGTATCAATATGAATTGAATCATTATTCATAACCTTTAAATTTGCTACATTTCCCCTTTTATTAGTTGTTTTTGTATATTCTGGATAACCAAAATCATCTTTTGCAGTAGTCCATACACTTGTTATATCTTCTCCACTATCAGTTGTTCCACTTAATTTATATAAAGAACCTAAAGCATTACCTAAATATAATTCTCCACGATATTCTTTAATAAATGTTATATCAAATGGTAGTTCCCAATAATACCATTCATATTCTATATCATTTGAATTAGTTTGAGTTTTCTTTCTCTTATCAGCTAAATAAATATGAGAATTTACTAAACATAATAAATAACCTTTATATTCTGCTATTTTCATATCTTCATATCCATTTTCAGATGTCATTTTAGTATCTACAAATGAACTTCTATGTTGTAATACTTGCTCACTATATAAAGAACTATTTGATATTCCCTCTAGTCCTTGATTAGAGAAAAATACTATATCATCACTAAAGTTTACTCCTGTTGATACACAACCTAAACTTATTGAACCATTTACACTTGGATATATTTTATCATAAGTACTATCTATTGTTGGTGTTAAATAATATAAACTACTTTGATTTTGTTCTATTGCCTTTATTACCCATAATACATTATTTCCAGGTATTATTGCTTTTATTAAAGCTAAATCCATACCACATTGATAATATGCTGTATCTCTTACATATCTTGGATCATTCAATTCACAATGAAATACTGCATTAGGATAATCTGGATTACCACTAAAGAATATTCTATTATCAAATTCACATAATAAATTACAATGTAATATTCTATTTTTATATCCTTCAGTTGTTTTACTATATGTAATAATTACTTCTGCATCTTTAGTAGGTGCAGAGTTAAAAGTTACTACACCATTTGTTCTATCTACTGTAAAGTCAGTTCCTTCTGTTTTTTGTACTCCATCTATTGTTGCTTTCATTGAATACACAGATGCACTATCTAATCCTTTAGCATCTAAATAGTAATTTGTACTTGTTCCATTTGCAATAAATCTATTTTTTCTTTTTGAAGTTAATACATTTACTGGTTGATATACTAAATCAGTATCAGTTGATTCATCAATATCAGTTGAACCATTTGGATTTTTATAATATGAAGTAATAGGTATTGTACCTTCTACTTCTTTACAAGTTGTACCATCATATTCTATATAGTTAATTCCATCTAAAATAAATAAAGTGTCTTTAAATATAAATGCTTTACTTTCTACTACATTCATACCACTATATAATTCAGTAGTTATTGCTGGTGTAGCAGGGTAATTAGTCCATCTTAATAGTTTTGTTCCAGTATGTACTAAAACTTGTAATACATTGTTCTTTTTATAGAAAAAAAGACCACGAATAGCATTACTAAAACTATTTAATAATGTTAATCCTGGTCTTGTTTGTATACAATCACTATCTTCGTAATCTTTCCACATATTTAATCCGTTTGGACTACGATATAAAGATACATTATTATTAGAAAAATCTACTCCTCTAAAGTTTTTATATTCTCTTGTTAATAATCCTTTTAAATCTGCCATTAAATATCATACCCACCTTCTATTTTAATAATACCAGCTGTTCTTCTAGTATCTATGCTTTGTTTCATTTCTAGGTATCTCTTATGAAAGTATTCACCATAGTTATTTATCATATCCATTTTTAATAACTCTGCACCTACTCCCATAGGCATTATTTCTAATAATATTGGATCTAAATCAAATTTAAATTTTTCATCATAATTTGATATTTCACTATCAGTTGCATTTTTATCAAATATTTTTACTAATTTAGGGTATTTAAAGTAATATATTCTTATTGTTCCTTCAAATCCATCTTCTAAAACAATAGTATCATCATTTGGCATAGTATAATTATAATTTTTATCACTTAATTCTATTTTATCTAATTGATACATATCACTTATACTATCACTTATGATAATTTCTCTATCATCTTCTTTTTCTATTTCTATATCTTCATAAGTTGGTAGTTTTCTAAGTGGCATTAAGTCCATTTGAATTTCATTTATTACAGAGTTAATTTTATTTCTTACATCTTCATCTTCTGCTAATAAAGTTTCATTAGGATAATATTCTTCAATTAGACTAAATGTTTTGATTTTCATTTCCTTTAGTGTCATTTTTTACCTCCTGATTATATACTTCATCAATATCTTTAATCTCTTGAGTTAGTTCATCTAAAGTACACATTTGGCAACGAGGAATTATAAATCCTTCAGCTTCATCCCATATTAATATAGTATTTTCTGGCATTTGTACTTTAACTGTTGATTCTTCTTTAATTTTGAATCCACCATCTTCTACTTCATTTTTAATGGTAGTAATCAGAGTTAAATTTTTAAATGTTTGATGCACTCTACCATCTTCAGTTTTTTCTTCAAAAACAGTATCTTTTTTAACTCTCTTTCCATAAATTTGTTTTAAATTTGGTTTAATTGTGTAATATTCTAATTTTGACATAAATATCTTCCTTTCTCTGTGTTGTTTTTAGGAGTTGCACCTAATTTACTCTTAACAACATAAAAAGGGCTATAAAGCCCTATTATTAGACAATATTTGTTGGAACGATAACAATTTCATCTGGTCTTACAACTTTAGAACCACATACATATAATCCCTTAATAGCATCTTCAAATGCATCTTGAGGTCTATATGTTTCAGTTTTTCTAATTTGTTCAATAAATGCTACTGCATGTTTAGTTCTAATAATATTTAATACTGTACCAAATGCAGTTGCTTCATAATAATTAGATAATTGTGCTTTTACTGGAGAAGTTACTTTAGTATATGTATAAGCACCTTCAGAACCACTTCTTGTAAAGTATGTCTTAGCTAAATCTATATCTGTATCAGAAGTTTTAGCATAAGTTGATTCTCCACCTTTTGGTAATAAGTTTTCAATAGTAACCATTGCATTACCATATTTACCTACAATACCTTTCTTTGCCATTTCTACATTGTCAGTTAATACTTCAATTAGATTTGGTCTTAAGAATTTATGGAATGATGGAGCTACTTCATAGTATAATTCTTCTTTTTGTTTTACATTATTAGAATATAAAATTTCTAATGCATCTTCAGTTTTTTCAATAGCATTTGCTTTTGAAGCTGTAAATGCACTAATTCCAGATATTTCACTTGCTTCATAAGCATCTTTAATCTTTTTAGCTACATATCTATCTCCATCTTCAGATAAAGCTAATGCACCTTCAGCAGCAGTTGCTTCTAAAGCTCCTGGTACTGTTTGTGCCTTAACTACATCATCAATTCCAATATTGAAATATGTAAAATAATCAATAGGTAAATCTTGAGAAGTACTTTCTACAGCATCTCTTGAAATACTTGTTCCAGGTACATAAGGTCTTGTTCCAGGTCTTACAGCATTTAAAATTCTAACTTTTTCAGCATTTCTTGCATCTCCTTCATATTTAAAATCACAGTGATTTCTTAAAGAAGTAATTGTTTTTAATTGTCTTTCGTAGGCTTTATGCCATATTGTTTGTTTTGCATCATTCATAACTTAATCACTTTCCTTTCTAAATTCTATATTTTCATATTACGAATTATGCTTTTGGGTGTGTCATTGAATATCTGGCAGCTTCCCATACTTTGTCATCATCTAAATCTTCTAGAGATAACTTATTAATTTCTTCATCAGTATAAAAAGTTTTATCTAATTTTTCTTTAGATCCTTTCATACTTCCTGGATTCTCAAATTTTTGTTTATTATGAGAACCTTTATACAAACTATAAATAGTTTCCATTGGTACATTTGAATTAAATTGCTTTTTAAATTTGATAAAATCATCATCACTGATTAACTCTTCACTTGCACCTAATTTTAAAAGTTCACTCTTGTTTTTATCTCTTTCTAGTTTTTCACATAAAGTATTAAAAACAATCTTTTCACTTTCATTTAAGTTGACATATCCAATATTAGCTAATCTATTAGCTTCAGCATTCATTTCTTCAGTTCCTAACTCAATAATTTGATTTGCTTCATCTTTTGCTAATAATTCAATTTGTCTTGAACTTAATCCAGGCTTTACAGCATCTGGTAATTTGACACCTTCTTTTTCGTAATATTCTCTTAATTTTGCATTTGTATCATCCCCATCTTTAAGATTTAAAGTAGTTCTTAATACATTATCAGTATCACGATATTTAGATAACTCTTTTTGATGTTTCCTATCTTCTCTATCAAGTCTTGTTTTAAGCATACTATTGTATTCTTCTTGATATTCTGGATTTTCTCTTAAAAGTTCCTTTAGTGTCTTTTTAACTTCTTCTTTTTCTTCTTCTACTTCAGTAGTTTCAGAGGTATCAGTTAATTCTATACCTTCCTCAGTTTCTTCTGTTGTTTGAGTTTCAACATTTTCAGTTTCGTTAGTTTGTTCTAACATTTCATTTTCTTCCATTTCTTCCTCCAGTTTAAAGACCTGTAGTCTATATCCAGCTTTTAATGTCATCAGTTTTGGACTAATTTATTAATAAAGCAATTATGCAACTGCTTGATTAATCATATTTTCTCCAGCACTAGCAAATTGTTCTATCTCACTTTGATTTTGTATTTGCATTTGTGCTTGATTCTTCATCATTTCTGCTTGTTGGTCTAAAGCATTTATTTGTTGTTGTGCTTCTTTTCGTTTCTTTAGAATATTCTCTAATTTAACTTTTGGCATAACACTATCTGCATCTAAACTTTCAACATATTCTTCAAATGATATTTTTCCACTTGTAAACATATTTTCTAATGATAATTCTTGTGCATATTTATCAAATGCTCCCTTTGGTGTTATATCTACTTTTACACTTGTACTTAAAGCATCTAATATATATGCTGGTACTTGAGTCATTTGATATTGTTTATTACCATCATTATCAGTTATTTCATTTTCGATTATTAATCCCTCTGTAGCATAATTTTTCCACATATCAAACCATATTCTTGCTATATCTTCAATAAATGATTTCAATCCTATTAATTGGTCTGATAATGGTTGTTGTTGTGCCTGTTGTACTGCTAATATAGCTCTACCACTAGCACTTTCTGGATTAACATTTCCTGTTGTTGCTTCACCTACATTATTTAAATCTTTAGATAATGTAATTAACTCATTTTGTAATTTTTCACTATCTGGACCCATTTGTCCTGGTGTAGTATTCATAAATACATCAGATGCTTTTAAATTTCCTTTATCTTTAAATCTAATTGTTGCACCAACTTTGTTTACATCTGATACATTTTGTATTGAATCTTCATTTACTACTTTTTGAGGATAGCTTATATTCTTTGTAGTTAAAGCTCTTCTCATAGCTGTTTTATTTGTTTCTAATTGATTAGGAATAAGTTGTCTTACTTCTCCTATGCCTCTAGCATTTCCTTCCTGATCTTCCCAATTATCGTGTGCAAACGGATATAAATGAGTTCCCATATTTTTTTCTTTTTTAATTTCACAATACTTTGTTGCTTGAGTCCAGTAAATAGTACCATTTTTTCTTTCAAACATTGTTATTAACCAACATTTATCGTGTACTTCATCTTTACCACTATCTCCAGCTATTGTTGATGTATCATTATCTGGTATTATTGTATTTATTAATTTTTCATCAATAAGTGATTTTTCAGCCATTTCTTTTAATTCTTTAATAGTTTTTCTTTGTCTTACTATAATATATGGTTGTAACTGTATGTCATCCTCGTTTTCGTTTCCATACATTATATCATTCTTACTTATTATTTCATTGATAGGCATATCAGTATCAAAGTCATAAGTTATATAAGCAACTGCTTCATCATTGATAGCTGCTTGCCTAGCCCATTTCTTGATTTTTTTATCCATAAAGTCTTTATCCCATACTTTACTTGCTTTTTTATTTAATAAATCACAAGTCTTTTGAGCTAATTCCATAAATTCTATATTTTCTATATTCTCAGGACTATAATTTACAGCGAATAAGTTAGAAGTAATAGTTGATACCTTTTGTTTTACTATTTGTTTTATAAAATTATGTTGTATTTTTTCTATACCAGATACTTTTAATCCATACCATTGATCTCCGTTATACATACGATAGTTTTTATCACTATCATCATATATTTTTCTTCTTCTCATAAAATCTTCATGTGCTTCATATAATTGCCACAAAGGAGTTTTTTCTAATTCTTCTTCATTTTCTTTTATATTCATTTACTACACCTCCTACTTTGGAAAATCTTGTTGTCCTAAACCTGTACCATCATAGTTTTCTATGTTTGCTAAATTAATATCTTCTATTTGTTGTTCTTTACTTATTTTATCTATTTGTTTTTTGGTTTCTACAACATTATTAACCACTTTAATTGGATTAGGTATTTCTATTACCTCATTTTTTTTAACTTTGCTTCCATAATGTAATCCAATTATAAAAGCAAAAAATATTAATACCATTGATAATGCTGATATAATCATTATTTCCATTATTTACCTGCTTTCTTTTTATCTTTTAGAGTTTCTTTTCTTTTAGGTTTAGTTTCTTCTAATAATTCATCAACTGTTTCTTTAATTAATTTATTAGTTTCTTCTTTGCCTATAAATTCTTCACTTAGTTGTCTTAATTTTCTTAACATA